ATTCCCTTGAGCAGGAGTACGCCATAGGTGCCTCCATCATTGAGGATATTGAACTCAAAGACTCCTGCCGATATTCCGTTTCCACAGGCACCAGATGCCCCGATGCTTGTCCAATTGGTTCCTGCAACGAATGTGAACCCGACTGGCTTGACGAACAACTTTCCGCCAGTGAGTCCATAGTTCTGATAGGTGTTGTAGGTATTTCCTCTTGGATTGAATCCGTTGAGATACTTCGAATAGAGATCTGCGGTGGTTCCCATTCGATATGGAGTATAGTGACCAATGTAGGAATTCTCGTACCTCTGCATCTCCGAATGGAACGGAAGCGAGTCGATGATGTTCCTCTTGATGAGAACCTCTCCGAACATCTTGAATCCTGCGGGATGTACGAGACGCTTGTACATCTCCTTGTATTTCATGAAGGAAATCTCGCTACGAAGAGCATAGGAGAAATCCTGATAGTAGTCGCCATCGAACAGTTTCTTGCTGGAACTCAACTTGCCGTTGTTGTTGGCATAATATCCTGCATAGTTGGTGATTGCACCGATCCTCGGCAGAAGAACTGCATTTCCGTCACCACTGTTCGATATGACCGTTGTGAAGAATCCCTCGGAATATGCAACGCCAGAGTCGAGTATCTTCACCGACTTTATGATTCCCTTGGTGTCGGTCAGTTCAAGAGCGGTTGCAAGCCCGATGCCATCGCCAAAGCCGAATGAATAGACATAATCGGTCTTTCCGTAGCCATATCCGCCATTGACTACATCGATTGCGCTTACCACGGGATATACCAGTTCCGTGATTGTTCCATCGGAAAGATCGCAGTACAATGGCATGTCTGCTGCAAATGTTCCGAATGGATTCTTTATGAATATCTCAGTGACTTCGTAGTAGTTCTTCGTGTACTGTATGACTTCGGTGGCAGTGGCATATGCCAGGACATTTCCGGTGATGGGGTCGATCTGATAGACTTGGTTTCCTGCGATATCATAGTTCGCAGTCCCGTTATCGCTTGTAGTCTTGATCGATGTACGCTCTATCCACCTTCCATGCGAACACTTCAATATGTCATCGCTTGGGTACTTGACCTCCGATGCCACATTGTAGATGAGCCTGAACAGGAAGCGATATGCCTTCTCCGTTCCCTTTGCCCCATAGAAGTTACGGACATTCTTGAGGAAGTTTGCCTCGCTCACTACATTGCCGCTGGAATCGATTGCCAGTTGCAATGGGAAGTTCTGTAGATACATCGCGCGGAAATCAGCGAAGAAAACTCCGATGGTCTCGTCTATATCCGTAAGTTCCGTGAATGCATCTATGATGCCGAATGCATTCTGATACTGCTCAAGCCACTCGTAGTAGACCTCGACAAACCGACGAAAGTTCTCATGCTCACGATTGACGAAGTCGGGAACCTGATCGACTATGAGATTGCTAGGACCAAACCTCTTCTTTATCCTGGGGGATTCCTCGGACAACTGAAGTGTCTGCGGAACAACCGATGCTGTGGCACCGGATAAAAGGAGGATTGGTAGACCTACTGACATCCTTATGCCTTCCTAACCGCAGCGTCCTGCAAGGTTATGGTGGTCGATTCGGGTATGCGGGAGTCTATGAGGAGGATCTGGTTCCTGCTTGGGATTATGTCAAACCGCTGATCGGGAGTGCAGATGAACTTGATGTATGTCAGGCTACCAGTTCCCGTGGGAGCAAATCCCATCAGGTTCACCTTGCCGGTCGCATAGTCTATCGTTCCGATCTTGGCATTCACAACTACCTTGCTTCCAGCAACCATTCGGTACATCACCAGTTTTCCATACCCATTGTCCTCAATGAAGCAGTCGCGGACGATGTTGTCCTCATCCCTGTGCTGGAACACGGAGGTCGATACGATGGGAGTATTGCCATCGAATGGATGCAGCATGGGCATGTCGAAGGTGAGCGTATAGTTTGCCATTCCATATATCGGAATGATCTTCTTCATGACGCGGGTGTTTATGCGATTGCTGAGAATGGCATTTCCCGAAAGATCGATCTGTCTCGACAGCGTTGAATATCGGAACGGTGCGCCAAATACCTGCAATCCCATGTCCGAATAGTTGTATATCGTGAGATTGATTGCATCCTTTATGGCAGATTCTGTTATGAATCCAGCACCTGAGTTGTATGTGGCGAAGCAATCTATCAGAATATAGGTATAGTCTGGATCGACTATCTCCACATTCACGGTGACGATCTTCTTCTTGTTCAGTACATTCTTGACCAGGCTTTCCTTCTGTGCATCGCTAAGTACTGGCGAGTTCTTCGGAAGGATTGAGATATACACCTTACCATATTCGGGCGGATCGTTCTCATCTCCTCCCCACACACGGGCAGATTCCGCATCGGGATATTCCCGCAGGACTATGCTCTCGTAGTCGTAGGCAGTGACCGTCCTATCCTGCGACTGATAGTATTTTGGCGCAGTATATCTGATCTTGTCCTCGCTGTCGCGCTCTGCGCCGCCAGCAGATGGAGAGACGGTTGTGATGATGGAATCAAAGTTGTTGCCATTGATTCCCGAGAATGTGAACGAAGATGTTGTCGTGTCGCTCTTGCCGATGTCGTTGGCATTCGCCCCATCGGTATCGAAGAAAACGACCACGATGTAGTTGCCTTTTTCGGGAGTTGCTCCGAGTATTCCGTCACCGAAGGAAACAACATAGTTGCCGCGATAGTTCTCGTTGATGAAATAGACCTTGCTTGTCGAATCAAGTTCCAGGTAATCCGTGTTTTCCTTCCATGTGAAATCCGCGCTTCCGAGATCGGAAGGAGACTTCATAACATAGATTCTTATGAGTTCCTTGTCGATGTTTGGGAATGGAATCTCAAACTTGGTCAGGTTGCTGTCGGGATCGTAGATGTAGGACTGACTCTTGTACTGCCCCTGATAGATGTCTATCTCATTCGCGGTGTATGGTTCCGAAGTCTTGTCTATCTGATAGGACTCGACCGTGCTGAAGGCATATTCGACTCCGTCCTTTGATGCCGTGAACACCGTGCCGATTGGGACGGTGCTTGGAACCCCGCTGGTGCTTCCGAACTCAACGGACACGGTTGCCTTGGCAGCATTCCTTGAGTTAGGCACATATCCTAGGTTCTTGGCTAGGGAGACGATTGACTTCCGCAACACTGCCGAATCGATGAACGACTCCGCTGCGATCATGTTGGCATACATTGCCGTATAGTGGGTGTTGTATGCAAGCAGGTCGAGCAGGACATTGATTCCCGCTCCCTCGTAGTCGTAATCGGAGAACTCGTTCGTGGTCGAGAGATAGTTCTTCAGATTCTGCTTGATAGCATCGAAGTCCAGTTCGGTTACTGGGGTGAGTACGCGATTTGGCATTATCTAAGCCTTTCTATGCTTACGAATACCTTGGTGACTTCGCGCGTATTGAGCAACATGAACGATATGGACACATCGAATGAGTTGTATGCCTCGTTCAATATCACCTGAACATCGTTTATCCTGGCGCGCGGTTCATATTTCTTGAGCATATCGATGATGTTCGACCTGATCTGCATGGCAATCAGTGGAGATGCTGGCTCAAAGAGCATCTTGTAGATCCGCGAATCTATCTCAGGTCTGAACGGCTTGTCGTACCTTGTCATCAGGACAAGGTTGCGAACTGCCCGCTTCACTGCCTCAGCATCGGTCTTCTGCGTGACATCGGCAGTGACGGGGTGTGGGGTGAAATCTAGGTCAAGGTCTTTGAATAGGTTCTTACGGAGGAAATCTGTCATCGGTAATCTTTGGATGAATTGAGCAGGAAGGCAACCTGACTCCTTGCATTCTCAAGATCCTGGGTAAGTTCCTTTTCGTCTATCTTGTCCAAACTTCCCAAGTCACACCACTCAACAGATATGTAGCCGTAAACCAGCATACTGTCGGAAGAATATACGGGCAAAATGGACACACCCACGGTGTCGTGGAGTTCATAGAACTTCTTGGTGTTGGATTCGGCGAGATTCGATATCATCCTCACCTTGGCATCGTTGTTATGAAGAATGTCTATGATCTCAACGAACCTGCTGACCAGTACATCCTGACGGAACTGCATTGTCGAGGCTATCTTTGAGTCGCAAGATTGGTGGGAGATGCTCATCTTCCGCATGGATGAGCCATCTACGAACTTGCCACCATTGTGGAACTGAGTCAAGGAGATACGAGATGCTGCATGAGTGAGGCGGATCTCGCTGAGGGTCTCCCATATCTTCATATTGACATGACTGAACCGCTCTTCATTCTTCTGTGTTCTGCTCTTGGAGACCACCTTTGCAACTTTTCGAAAGCCATAGATGAATCCGGCAAGCACTGTGGCACCCATGATACCTAGTTGAAACCACTCGCCAATCTTCTCTGTTTCCATATGACCCCCGAAGTATTAAATTATCTATAAATCACTGATAGTTTAATAAAGTAAGATCCTATGGGTATTTAGCCCTACTGGAGGCTTGGTGTATACGAAGCGAAAAACTCAACCTTATCCCGCACTCGGCACTTTTCCTAGCGCACGCTGTTCAGCCGCGTATTGTTCGTATGCAAGTCGATTGGCTTCATTCTGTGCTTTGATCTCTTCGATGCGGCGTTGCTGCCATACATCATTCGGATCAACCTGGGGGTTCTCTACGATACCACCAGATACTGGTCCCACCCGTCTAACAACTCCACCGCTGTTGATTGTTTTCTGTTCCTCTGAAGTCAGTATCATCATACCATCTGGACCATAGCCTGGAGTGTTTGCCAAAGTATCAATCCGCCGATCAATTTTGGTAGTACTGCTGGTATTGGGGTCGGAAGTAGTTGTTGGGGCGACATAACCGTCTGGTTGTACGCTCGGAACATGGTCGAGGAGATTAATAGGCGCACCTTCGATCTTGACGCCGTTCTCCGTGGCAATATCGTCTATGCTCTTGCTGAAGTCGGGATTGGTTATCATGTTCTTTACGAGTTGCGCCCCGAAGCACGGATCTGTCAGAGCAGTGGATAGGATCGTATTCCCAAGGACATACCTCTCCACGAAGGCAAGTGCCAATGCGAAGTAGTTGTTGTCGTTATTCATAAGAGTCTTCATGTTTTCCGTGATGGATATGATATTGTCGGTCAATTGCTGCAACTGTCCTGCGGTTTCCGCCAGATCGGTCAGACCGCCTTGGTCGAGTTGGTTCTGTATGTTTCCCAAGACCGTCGAGATGCTCTTCATGTTGTTGCCAAAGTTGTCAAAGAATGGACCAACGATTTGGGGATTTAGGGAAGAGAAGGCATTTGAGAAGTTGTCTTCAAGTTTCTCGCCGGGATTCTTGAGGAGATCCTTGATTGAGTTGTATGCGGACACGGTTCCGATGATCTCATCCAGCCTCGGAAGAAGTCCATTGTCTCCACCGATGCTCACTCCACTCAACCTGTTGGTGTGGGCTACAAATGCCGAAAGTTCGGAATTTGCTCCACCCAAGGCACCATTCAGTTTGGCTAGATCGCTGTTCAGACCCGTGGCACCGCCAAGCCCGTCTATCTTGGCTATGTTTGCACCAAGTTTGTCCTGTAGGATTCCTGCTACCTGCGAGATGGGATTTCGGAAGGCATTTCCATCCATGAAGTCCGACAGGAACTGCTTTGGTCCTGCGGGGAGCAACTGCGATATCAGGCTGCAATTCGCAGCACTGAAGATGTTGGGATAACCGGGTTGGTTCTGTGTCCAGTTCGTATATTCAGCCATTATCCGACCTCCACATTAGTACAGGTTGCAAGCAAAACATGTCCGCAAGAAGCAACACTGCCCATTATGCATACGGGGATATCCCCAACCGTAACAGCAGGGAATCCCGCAGTCATCGTGACATTATTGTGAAATATGGAATGTGATTGCACAAGGCTTCCCATCATAGCCACAGGAAGATCATTGGCACTTACTGTTGGTGAACCGGTGACAACCTGCCCACCAGCCCGATCCGTGAATGCTCGTCCTATCATCGGCATCAGAACTCCCCACCGTCGATCATGGTAATGCCGACAACCGTGGTCGTTGAACTCGTCGGAATAGTTGGCATCGTATAGACTCCCAGTTCCGCAAATCCAGAATAATATTCTCCCCAATGGGGGAGTTCCGAGCGGCTTTCCCTGGTGCAGACATAGGTCATGCCAGTGTCAGTGTAGTATATGACATCACCCGGCACATAGGTCGCCTCAATGTCATATCTTCCCTTCCATTGCATGTTGCTCATATGCTAGTATCCGGTGGAATGGATGGATCCGCTGCCTTGGGGCGGGTCAATGAGTTCAACTTGATTCCAAGTGCAGTTCCATCAAGGAACAAGTCTGAGCCAGATTGAGTCTTGACGATGTTGCTCAGAACAGACTTCGAGACTATGCTTGCCTGTGATTCGGTGATCACATTTCCACCCACGGAGGTGTACTTGTTTCCGCCGATTGTTTCCCTATAGTCGCCAAGAACCTTGAGGCTCATATCACCCTCGACGGTTCCCTTGATGTTTCCCTTGACATAGAGGTTGACATCCTTGTCCACCTGTAGGTTGATGTTTCCCTTTGAGTATATCTTCACGGAACCATCGACGGTTACCTTCGCATCTCCGCTGATATGGACGAAATCATCGCCAGCGACTATCTCGTAGTTGTTTCCCTTGATCTTCTGCACACGGGTTCCATCAGGATCCTTTTCCCAGCCATTGGCAACTTCCTCAAAGGTTCCCGATGGATGATAGGTATGGTGCCGCTCAGTTCCATTCGTATCGTCCCATTCCTCGACCATTCCCGACTTGGTGGCAAATACCTTGTTGTTGGGATACTTCACCTTGTATGG